TGATTAATTGGTAAACCCAAACTAATAACAGACAACCGACGAGGAACGAGGAGGGGTTACTGAGGAACAAGGTTCCAGAACATATGTCAGATACAAGGTTCCAAATCCGAGATCGGGGGTTGGGGGGTATCTGCCAGCGGAAGGGGGAGATAGTGTGTGAGCGAATCAGAAAGTAAAAATGAAAAAAATTTTATAAAATTTTCTTGTAGTTGATTTTTAACGAAACGCGGCTATGATACTGCGCATGGATATTATAAAAGTCTGTATAAAGTGCGGAAAAGAAAAGCCGAACTCAGACTTCCCCGAGTACCAAAAAGGTAAGACCAAGAACATCTGCAAGCGGTGCTCTACCGCTGCCCATCAAAAACGGGCAGGGGCCACGTACCACGGTTATCTGACAGCGTTATGTACCAAGGCCCGCTCTGCACGAAAGAAGTCAGATATCCCTTTCGAGATCGACGAAGGATACCTGATAGAGTTGTGGGAACAGCAAAACGGTCGGTGTGCAATTTCCAATGTCCACATGACCCATCACAGCGACGGCAAAGGCCGTAAAGATTTCAACGCGTCTATCGACCGTATCATCCCAGAACTGGGCTATGTCCACGGCAACGTACAACTGGTATGTGACCGGGTGAACACGATGCGTCATACACTGACAATGGACATGTTTTACTGGTGGGTGAAGGCGATCCACGAGCATTCTTGCGATTAAAACCGATCCTCCTTGTGATTAACTATTAGGTGAGCTAATATTCGCAAATGAGTCTACTAGAAATGATTGCTGTTGAAGGTCTTGATGAAGCTGTTATAGGCACAGGACTACGTACAACTGGTAAAGAAGTACTGGTGTATGACGCTAACAAAGCCCAAGAGATCATTGACGGCTATATAGGCGAGGGGATGGATGTCACCGAGTACCTATTCGAGATCGGAATAGACGCGCTAGGTGACCAAGCACCTATTTTTGTGTATCTGGATGAGAATGCAGAAGATGAGCTTAGAAGAGCAAGACGAGAAAGCTATGGAGCCCTCCACTAGTCTCGTTAGTTCGCATACAGAGTTCCAGTCTCATATGCCCTATATGGGCTTGCACCTCAACGAACTGACGGTTCAGCAAGAAAAACTGGTAATGTTGATGGCCAGCGGCATGACAATCGCTGCGGCTGGTCGCGGAGCAGGGTACGCGAGCTACTCTACAGCGTTAGATGCAGCTAAAAGGCCCGCCGTACAGAAGGCGTTGCAGTATTTTCGTGAGCAAATGCGCGAAGAAGTGCGGTTCGAGCGTCAAAATGCGCACATGATGTACATGGAAGCGTATAATGCGTCGGCAACCGCCACCGAAATGAAGAACACGGTTGATTCTCTGGTCAAATTGCACGGGTTAACTGCCCCTGACAACGCAACACAGATAAATATCAACCTAAATGCGACGGCAAAACAGCTAGAACGCATGACCGATGAAGAGCTTCTGCAGATAGCAGGTAAAACTGGCGACTATTTAGAGCCAGATAGCAACTAGCCGCTGAGGTAGCCCACAATTGGCCGATGACATCCCCAAAAGACGGTGTAAAAGGTGCAAAAACATGCACCCAGAAACGCTGTACTCCGACGAGATCGGGGGGTTGTGCGTGTACTGCAAAGCAGACGACGTCGAAGCGCTACCCCAACCTGCTTCAGTTGAGCAGGATGGGGCCGAACCAGAGGAGCTATCTGTTGAAGAAAAAGCAAAAGCAGAACTCGCGCTTAGATTCCTTACGCGCAAGCGACTACTACCGTTCGTTGAGCGGTTCAACCCTGACTACAACGCTGGTTGGGTACACAAAGACATTTGTCGGCGGCTTGAGAAGTTTAGCCGCGACGTTGTGGAGAAAAAGTCGCCAAGGCTTATGCTATTTATGCCGCCTCGTCACGGAAAATCCACGTTGGCGTCGATTGCGTTCCCAGCTTGGCATCTGGGTAGAAATCCAGACCATGAATTTATCAGTTGTTCGTATTCAGGCTCGCTTGCGATGGGCTTCTCTAGAAAGGTACGCCAACTACTGCGCGAACCAACTTATAAAACAGCCTTTAGCACACGCTTGGACCCTGACTCCCAGTCAGCTGAAGCGTGGCTTACGACTGCTGGCGGTGGGTACGTTGCTGCAGGTGTTGGGGGTGGTATCACTGGTAAAGGTGCCCATATTCTGGTTATCGACGATCCTGTCAAAAACCGTGACGATGCTGAAAGCCAAAACAATCGAGACAGTAACTGGGACTGGTATACGTCAACCGCGTACACCCGACTAGCGCCCGGTGGCGGTGTGCTGGTGATTCTTACCCGTTGGCACGACGACGATCTAGCCGGTCGCCTGTTGAAGGCCGGTGGCGAGGGCGGTGATCAGTGGGAAGTGGTCAGTTATCCGGCGATAGCTGAAGAAGACGAAGAGTTCCGTGCAGCTGGCGAGGCCCTGCACAAAGAGCGCTACGACGAAGAGGCGCTTGACCGTATACGTAAAGCCGTTGGCCCCCGAGACTGGTCAGCGTTGTACCAACAGAATCCGGTTGCCGATGACGGTGACTACTTCAGTCGGGACATGATCAGGTACTTCGACCCCGATGAAGTGGACGTTGACCGTATGCGCTACTACTGTGCGTGGGACTTGGCCATCGGTAAAAAGGACAGGAATGACTATTCCGTTGGGATGGTCGTGGGCGTGGACGAGTACGATAGGATATTCGTCATGGATGTGATCAGAGGGCGCTTTGACGGCTTTGAGCTGGTAGAGCAGATTCTGGACTTGTACGAGGTATGGAGACCGTCGATAATTGGCATCGAGAAAGGGCACATAGAGATGGCCCTTGGTCCGTTCCTAGAGAAACGCGTTAGGGAGCGGGGGCTATACGAAGCCTACTTCAAGGACTTGAAGACAGGACGTAGAGATAAAGAGGCTCGAGCACGCGCTATCCAAGGGCGCATGCAGCAGGGCATGGTGTATTTCCCGAGGAACGAGATGTTTACTGGCCCCCTAGTGGCAGAAATGTTACGATTCCCCAATGGTGTACACGATGACCAAGTTGATGCGTTGGCGTGGCTAGGTCTTATGATGACGGAGTTCGCTACATTCCAAGCGCCCGTTGTCCGCGAATCATCTTGGAGGGACAGGCTTGAGTATATGTTAAAAGAGCCCCGTACTAAATCACCAATGAGTGCATAGATATGAAGAAGACATCCCGGCTCACACCCGCCGAACAGCAAGAAGTAGCATCGCGTCAATGGGATCGCTATGTAAGAGCCCGAGACAACGGCCACTTAGAGTACATAGAGCTTGCCAAGAAGTGTGACGCGTACTACCGGGGCGAGCAGTGGGACGAGGCCGATGCAGCAGCGCTAGAGGCCGAAGGTCGCCCAGCACTGACCATCAACACCATTCTTCCGACAGTGAACACTGTCCTAGGCGAACAGTCCACTCGCCGTGCAGACATACAGTTTAAGCCCCGCCGTGGTGGCGACGCAGAAGTGGCGCAGACGCTCACTAAGCTGTATATGCAGATTGCAGACAACAACAAACTTGACTGGGTTGAGCAGCAGGTCTTCAGCGACGGCTTGATCATGGACGGTCGTGGGTACTTCGATGTACGCATGGACTTCAGCGATCATGTTGAAGGCGAGATTCGCATAACATCCAAAGACCCGCTAGACATCCTTATTGACCCAGACGCAAAAGAGAGCGACCCCAAGACTTGGAACGAGATCTTCGAAACCAAGTGGATGACACTGGACGAGATCGAAGAGCTGTACGGTAAGAAGAAGGCCGAAGAGCTACGATTCATCGCAGAGAACGGTAACAGCTTCGGGCGCGATTCAATCGAATACGAAGAGAACCGGTTCGGTGACCTAGAGTCTACGGACGATTACTTAGGCGCTGGCATACCCGGCGACGACGAGTACCGCAACGTCAAAGCACTGCGAGTCATCGAGCGTCAGCACAAACGCATGCACCGCGTAGACTGCTTCGTTGACCCCGACACTGGCGACCAGCGAGATATCCCAGAATCATGGTCAGAGGGCAAGGCTAAAAAGTTCGCCAAGCAGTACGGCTTGAGTATAATCAGTAAGGTCAAGCGCAAAGTGCGATGGACAGTTACATGCGACAAGATCGTGTTGCACGATGATTGGTCTCCGTACGCCGACTTTACGATCGTGCCGTACTTCGCTTACTTCCGCCGTGGCCGACCATTCGGCATGGTGCGCAACTTGTTGTCTCCGCAAGAGCAGCTCAACAAGATCGCAAGCCAAGAGCTGCACATTGTTAACACCACCGCTAACAGCGGCTGGATGGTAGAGAGCGGCTCGCTGGTTGGCATGTCAGCCGACGACCTAGAAGAGCACGGTGCAGAGACTGGTCTGGTACTTGAGTATAACCGTGGCTCTAATCCACCGGTTAAGATCCAGCCTAATCAGATCCCAACAGGGCTCGACCGCATCAGTCAGAAAGCGGCGCTAAACATCAAAGCGATCAGTGGCATTAACGACTCGATGCTTGGCACCGACAGCGCTGAAGTATCGGGTATCGCTATCCAAGCCAAGCAGAATCGTGGCGCTATCATGATTCAGGTGCCGCTTGATAACCTGAGAAAGACCCGCCAGTACTTGGCCGAGAAGATCCTCAATCTAATTCAGACTTTCTACACTGAGCAGCGCATCATTCAGGTTACGAACGAGGAAGACCCCCTGCGCCCAAGAGAGCAGATGGTGATCAACCAAACGACGCCAGAAGGCCGTATTATCAACGACTTAACGTTGGGTGAATACGATGTAGTAGTCAGCACCGCGCCAGCTCGCGATTCGTTCGACGAAGTGCAGTTTGCGGAGGCACTTAACCTTCGTCAGGTTGGCGTGGCTATCCCTGATGACGCTATCATCGAATACTCGCACTTGGCACGTAAGGGCGAGCTAGCCAAACGCATACGTATGATGACGGGCGTAGAGCAGTCGCCAGAGCAGATGGAAGCAGCGGCTATTCAGCAGCAGTTTGCTATGCAGCAAGTACAGCTTGAAATCGCTAAGCTGGAAGCTGAGGTACGTAAACTACAGTCCGAAGCGGCTATCAACATCGCGAAAGTACAAGACGTATCCGAGGTCAACCCACAGATGCGTATGGCAGAGCTTCAGAGCAAGCTGTCAATGAAGGAACAAGAGCTGCAGCTGCGTAGAGAGCTTGCAGATCTGACAAATAGAACCCGCTCGTCTCAAGCCGAGACGCAAGCGGCTACAAGGATTGCTGCTACAGCAATGCAGACCGCTGCCAAACAACAGCGGCCCCAGCAGGTCAATATCCCGGATATGCGACCTATAGGAAACCAATAGGAGTTTGATATGTCAGATGACAAAAAATCAGTCGAATTCGACACCATGCCCGGTGCCGACCGTCTAGAAGAAGCCGAAGGTCTTGATATGAACTTCGGCCTTGGTGAAGAGCCAGTGGCAGAGATCGAAGAAGAGGAGCCAGTCGCAGAGATTGACGAGGAGGAGCCCGTTGCCGAAGTTCAGGAAGAACCCGAGGCAGAGCTTGAAGAGCCCGAAGCGGAGCTTGAAGAGCTTGAAGAGCTAGAAGAAGAGCCAGAACCCGATACCAAGAAGCCTATGGTGCCGAAATCACGCCTTGATGAGGTGTTAGCCAAGCAGAAAGCCCTGCAAAAGCAGCTAGACGACCTTATGGCGGCCAAACAGGCTGAAGCCGAAGCACCTTCTGACTATGATTTCGCCGAGAAAGAGATCGAGTACCAGAATTTGCTGCTAGATGGCGAGTCTCAGAAGGCGGCAGCCCTTCGTGCAGAGATTCGTGCGGCGGAGCGTGCCCAACTTGAGTACGAAATGACTCAGAAAATGACCCAGCAGGTCACGCAGAGCCAGCAAGCGACTGCTCTACAGCAGGCAGCATCTGACTTAGAGGCCAACTTTCCCATGTTCGACGTGAATTCAGCGGAATATAACGCAGAGTACACGCAGGAAGTCATCGATTTACGTGACGCGTTCATCGTAAAAGGCGACAATGCAGTAGCGGCGCTATCGAAAGCAGCTAAATTCGTTATCCGTGAGTACGGGCTGGAAGCACCAGAGCCAGCTAAACCGTCTTTATCAGACACTAACAAGCGACCGGTGGACGAATTGGCTAAAAAACGAGCAGAAGTAAGCCGCAAGATCAAAGCAGCAGAGTCACAACCGCCCGAATTACCCGGCGAAAGCTCTGCAAACCGTGGCGAAAGGCTGATGGACATCAGTAATATGACGGAAGACGAGTTCAATGCCCTTCCGGAAGCCACATTGAAGCGTCTCCGTGGAGACATTTTGTAGGAGAGGTGACAAATGCCGTCCAAAAAAGACCCCCGGCTCGCTAGGGCCGGTGTTTCAGGCTACAATAAGCCGAAGCGCACGCCTAGCCACCCTAAAAAATCGCATGTTGTAGTGGCGAAAGAGGGTGATAAGGTAAAGACAATCCGCTTTGGGCAGCAAGGCGTGTCAGGTTCACCTAAAAAACAAGGTGAATCGTCGTCTTACCGTAAGCGACGGGAGTCTTTTAAAGCTCGGCATGCAAAAAACATCTCGAAAGGTAAGATGTCGGCGGCCTATTGGGCCGATAAAGTTAAATGGTAAGGAGAAAAACCTATGTTTAAGCCATGCAAAGGATGCCCAAGCCCCGCAAAGTGCAAAGCAGCAGGTAAGTGCATGAAGCGGTCTAAGCCAAAAGCCAAGCCAAAGATGTACAGATAGTCCTTGCGTCCTTTTATTAGGGACGCTAATATACGAAGTACATTCGTTTATCAGTACGATAACTGGTCGTGTCGAACACGTAAATAACGTATACTTCGCCTGCACTAGGCGTGAAACCTGCCGAGGTCGCACCTCGTAAATAAGCGCTAGGTCGTTGACCTCACGATACGAGGAAACGGGTTAGCCGCTCCACAAGTCGGCTATGAATGGGTTTAGGCCCAATACTATACATATCGAACGCATTAGGAGGCCATAATGGCTAATACTAACTTTGCGTCGCTGACTTCAGAACAGCTTACCGCGTGGAGTCGCGACTTCTGGCGTGTTGCTCGCAACATGTCTTTCGTCAATCAGTTTGCAGGAACTGGTTCAAATGCAATGGTTCAGCGTGTTACTGAACTCACTAAGTCTGACAAAGGCGCTCGTGCAGTAATCACTCTGCTTGCCGACATGACTGGTGACGGTATCACTGGCGACTACACTTTGGAAGGTAATGAAGAAGCGCTTCGTGCGTACGACATCACCATCCAGCTTGATCAGTTGCGCTTTGCTAACCGATTGGCTGGCCGATTGGCTGACCAGAAATCAGTAGTTAACTTCCGTGAGACCTCACGCGACGCACTTGCTTATGCAATGGCTGACCGTATGGACCAGTTGGCGTTCTTGACTCTGTCAGGCGTTGCTTACACTCACAAAACGAACGGTGCTCTCCGACCTACTTCAGCTACTGCTGGACACGAGTTGGTTGACCTTGAGTTCGCTTCAGACGTTTCTGCTCCTACTTCAGCGCGTCACCTTCGTATCGATGGTAACAATCTGGCTACTGGCGACACTACTGCTATCACTACTGCAGACGTGTTCAAGTATCGTCACATTGTAGATCTTAAAGCATACGCTAAAGACAACTACATTCGTGGCATCCGTGGCGCAGGCAACGACGAAGTGTTCCACTTGTTCGTGACTCCTCAGCAGATGGCTGACCTGAAGCTCGACAGTGACTTCTTGGCCAACGTACGTAACGCAGGCGTTCGCGGTGCTAGCAACCAATTGTTTGCTGGTTCTTCAAGCCTGATGGTTGACGGCGTAATGGTCCACGAGTTCCGTCACGTGTTCAGCACTGAAGGCGCAACCACTGGTACTTCTTCAGAAGCAGGCGATCCCGGTTACAAGTGGGGTGCAGACGCAACCGTAGTTGGTGCTCGCGCACTGTTCTGCGGCGCTCAGGCTCTTGCTATGGCTGACATCGGTATGCCAGAAGTTGTTGAAGATACCTTCGACTACGGCAACCAAGCTGGTATCAGCATCGGCAAGATCTTCGGCTTGCGTAAGCCTAAGTACAACAGCGACTACAGCGGTTCTGTACAGGACTTCGGTGTTATCGCTCTTGATACTGCTCAGTAAGATCGGTACCCCCTCTTCGGAGGGGGTTTCTTCTTTTAGGAGTCTTAATGAAAATAATCTCGGACAAGGATTTACGAGTCGCTACCACAAGTGGCGCAGTCGTAGTGTTCAAAGCTAATGAGGCACGCGAAGTATCACACACCATTGGTGCTATAGCGATGCAGATGGGAGCTAGACAGGTCGGCTCCGTAGTGAAAGCGCCAGAACCAATCATTGATGCAGAACCGGCGGCTGAGGTAATAGAAGAAGCCGAAGGCGAAGACGAAGCTCTAATCGCCGTTCTACAGAAGCTGATTGAGATCGGCAACCCAGAAGATTTTAAAGCTGACGGCACACCGAAAGCCGCAGTTGTGAATAAGGCTCTAGGCCGTACAGTCCGTACGGAAGAGCGTGAGCGGGCTTGGGAGATAGCCCTCAACTCTTAACGAGGTAGGCCATGTCAGTCACAGTACAAAGCGTTATCGACCGTGTTCAAACAACCCTCCAAGACACCACAGGAGTACGCTGGCCGGTAGTAAGCGAGCTTGTATTGTGGGTCAACGACGCACAGCGCGAAATAGCCCTGCTAAAGCCGGACGCGTCGGCTAAAAATACGACCATTACGTTGGCAACTGGCACTAAGCAGGATATACCCAACGATGGCAACCGGCTGTTGCGGGTTGTACGTAATATGTCGGCAGCTGTTGGCGGCAACGGACTACGAGCAGTTCGCATCGTTTCTCGCGAAGTTCTCGACGCTCAGACGCCAGACTGGCACGATCCGACGGTTACCGGAGATGCTGCTCACACAAATATCGTTAAACACTACGTTTACGATGAGCAAAACCCACGTAATTTTTACGTCTATCCGGGCGTGGACGGTAACGCCTACTTAGAGATAATCTACTCAGCTAATCCGTCAACTGTCGAGCAAGCCGACAACTTGGATATACCAGACATATACGCAAACGCAGTTATGAACTATGTATTGTACATGGCGTATATGAAGGATGCAGAGTATGCTGGGAACTCGCAGCGAGCAGCTAACCACTTCCAGCTGTTTACTGCTTCAGTTACCGGCAAAGGCCAGTTAGACGCCGCTACTACGCCGAATCTGGAGAACGCTAGACCGGCTCCTATAACTCCTATGGGGTAATAAATCATGGCGATAGCTTATGAGACACTACTGCCAGAAATCATCCCAATGGTACCGGGCTGCCCAGATACGCTGATTGAGAACAACATACGATCAGCGGTCATAGAACTGTGCGAGAAAACAGGCGTATATCAGCTAGAGCTAGACCCAATAACCACAGTAGCCAACACTTTTGAGTACGACTTAGAACCGCCCGCCGGTACAGTGGTGCACAAGATAATGTGGGTCGTACACGACGGCAAAGACTTGGAGCCGATTAGCACTAACTTGCTAGAGCAGCGTCTACCGAGCTGGCGTGATTCTGACAATGCTGGTACCCCAGAGTACTTTATAAAACAGACCCAATCCCTGTTTTGGATGGTACCTGTCCCAGAATCGACTAAGCCGTCGTCCACAGTTTTGCGCGTTCAGTTGAAGCCTACTCACAGGTCAACCACCTGCGACAACGACGTGATGAACGACTATCACGACACTATTGTTAATGGCGCTTTGTTTCGATTATTGCGTTTACCGAGTAAAGAGTGGACAGATTACGCTGGGGCTCAAGTATACGGCTCGTTGTTTAATGAAGGTTTAGTGGCTGCAGAGCGTAGAGCTCGACATGCTGATTCAGGTGTAGCTAGGAAAACTAAATATGGCGGGATATATTCACGTACAGCGCAAAAGAGAAATAGATATGGACTCGGTGGTTAGCCCTGTATTAAGCGACGTACGACAAGAGTGGGACTGGGTCAAGTACGGTATAGAAGAGATCCTTAAGGAGGATCGAAACCTTACGTTTAGGCCAGAAGATGTTTATTCAGCGATACTCGCTAAACAGGCCATACTCTGGACTACGGATCAAGGTTTTGTAGTTACTACTACAGAGACGGATACGTTTAATGGTGAGAAAACATTCTTAGTATGGCTGGCGTGGGCAAGAGAACGCGGGCATAATTTAGCTGTGGTGCACAGGGTATTCTTCGAAGAAGCCGCTAGAGGCGCTGGGTACTCAAAGATAGAAGTTAGGTCGGCTATACCAGAGGTTAGAGACTATCTAATTAATACTGGTTGGGAAATCGACACGGTCGTTTTCACGAGGTATTTATAATGGGCAGTAAACCAAAAGCACAAGATTATAAGGCTTCGGAAGCCGAGAAAGCATCTGCTTCTGTGGCTATGGCCGAGTACGAGTACTTTAAGCAGAAGTACGACCCGCTGCTACAGCAGATGCGAGACAAGTCTCTCACAGCGGATGTGCAGTCTGGTTTAAGAGGTCGGGCTAACGCTGATACTATGCAGGCGCTTACAGCACAACCGTCGTACCAACAGACTCAGAGCACAACCGCCGCCGGTGATATGGCGCAAGCATACCAAGGCCAGCTAGGCATCGCCAACGTAGCTGCCAAAGATATCCAGAACAAAATGCAAACAAATGTTCTCGGCACTGCTCGCGGTCAGGCGGCTGATGCGCAGACTGGTATGGCAGCGGCATCACGACTAGCTACTTCTGAAGCGTTGACTAGGGCTAAAGCTAATCAAGAAGTTGCTCAAGCGAAGCTGAGTGCTGCGGGTCAGATAGCTGGTACGCTTATTGGCCAAGGTGTCTCGAACATGAAGACTACTGGCCAGCGTATGGACCCTACCGGTATGGGCCCGCCGGAACAAGTAAGCGGTTCATTTTTTACACCGGTTAATAGCGCCGGACAAAGTGTTACCGGGGTTAAGAATCGCTTAGCGTTTTCTGGCTTATTCGGAGGCGGTTGATATGGATTTAGGCGATCTTTCAAATCTTAATAAGTATCTTAGCACTTATACCGGCAACCCTAATGCTTTGCCTGTAGTGTCTGACCCTGAGCAAGCATA